GTTGTACCACGATACTCTGGGCTAATTTGCATACTAGTAGCACTATCTATCTGAACTACACGATAAGACTGACCACGAATAACAATATAGCTTCCAGGTTGTAACTGAGTAGTAAATTGAGTGCCACTACCTGTTACAGTAACAGAACCATTGGTTACAGACACTGTTCCATTAATCTGGTTAGTGCTATTACGTAAAACGGTGTATAAAGTTTGTCCGTCAAATTCAAAGAACATTCCGTTTTGGTTATCAAAAAATCCAATACGGCTAAATGCGCCATACCAACTTAAAGGCGTAACACGATATAAACCAGTAGCTGTAACAGAGTTACTTGTACCAATTACATATTTAAAACTTGTCGGGCTAACAACTTCAGTTACAGAATATGTACCATTAAAGTAACCCTGTTCACAACCAAGAACCTGAATTTGCGCGCCTACTGCTAAATTATGGTTAAAACGAGTAGTAACAGTTACAGTTCCAGACGCATTAACAATTGAAGTTACAAACAACGCTGGTTTTAAAGACGATCCAGTAGAAAACTGAATACCTTTACCAGACTGGTAGCGGAAGTAACGTCTTGTTTGGCGAATTAGTGTTTGATTTGGAACTGCTGCACCAGAAGAAAACGCTACACCACCATCAAATGAACGAGGCTCAACAAACCCAGCTGAACGAGCATAAATAACGTTATTACCAGCAGAGGCTGTTGCTGGACCCGCAGCGCCTACAGCAGTTACTGTAAAGGTGTTATATGTAGGAACCGTAGCAACAACAAACGCACCTATTTGTCCTGTAGTTGTTCCACCAAGAGCAGCGCCGTTTATATAAACTAAAGAATTCTTGCTTAATCCATGAGCGCCAGTAGTGGTAATAGTTAATACTGTTGCACTTGTAACAACAATAGGGTTTGCTCCTGTTGCAAAACCAGAGCCGCTATAAAAGTACCCTAAATAAACATAGCAACTTGTAGCGCTAAAGTAAGCAGCGCCGTTAGTTTGAGTTACTGTACCAGGAGCAAAAACTACGGTAACTGTAGTATTTGTACCGCCAGTAACAACCCATGCCCAACCGTTAATAGTTGAGTTTAATGAGTTTTGAATATAGATAGGCGTGTTATTAGCAATTGTTCCAGTAAAAGTAATAGTTACTTGGTCAGCTGTTGAAGTACCTGTAATTGCTGATACAGCAAGTGGGGCTTGCGGTATGTAATATGGTCCTGGTCTGTTATTTTGAAGACCAATAGATTCCCATTTGGTAGGTTGAGTACCATATTCAAAGTCAGTATCAATCAACGACTGAGGCGTTGAAACACGCATTTTCCCTACAGGGTCTTGTGCTGATGGCGCAGGAGATATGTATGGCACTCCTGTACCCGAATTTTGGCTTCCGCCTACAGGCAACGATTTATTCGATGCTGTGTCTACTACTGTCCATCCTGACATAATATCTCCTTAGATTTTTAAAAAAGGGGGGAAATCCCCCCGATTTGGATCAATTAGTCAAAATTACCGTATGGATAGGTAGTTGTAGTACCAATATTACCGTCAGGCTGGATATAACGCAGAGTAAAGTAATAAGTTCCACCAGTAACCGCTACGTTTGTACCGTTGATTGAAGCAATTGTAAATACAATTTGCGACAAGTTAGGCTGTCCGTTGTCTTGAACAATATCGGTAGAAGTAGCTTGTTGGTTTGTAAATTGGGTCGCTGTAAACGCATTAAATGACTGACGACCAGCAACTGGGGAAGTTAAAACAGCAGTCTGAGCATAGGCACAAGTACCAGCAGCGGCAACATAGTTGTTGCTTACGTTAATCTGAATAGAGGTTAAAGAACCGCTAGTAAATGATGTAATTACGCCAATATCAGCAAAAATATCAACAATCTTGCTACCTGCAGGGATATACATAACAGCGCCACGGTATACGGTAGCTGAGTCTGCTGGAACAGTTGTAGCAGTTAGGGTTGTTGATGCAGAATTAGGTGTGTAAACAGTAGCTGCAGCGTTAGGGATACCGTTTGATTTAACAAACACGCCAGCAGAACCACCGCCGTACAACGCAGTATTTGGCGTTGTTTGGGCAATATTTAGTCCAGTGCTTTGCACTAGATCCATGTAACCTACGTTACGGAATGGACCAAAACGATTGTCTCCAGATAGAACTGGACCTTCAAATGTACTACGTCCCATAATGGACTCCTTATGCAAAAGTACTTATTCCGATCTTTGCATCGTCTGCTGGGGCAGTGGTGGAATAAGCGAAATACCCAGATAAATTTAATACTACACCAAATTATAAATAATGCAAACAAAAAAGGGGGCTTTTGACCCCCTTTCTTTTAGAACGAACCGCTTGAGCCGTAGATTCCCAAAGGATCAGACCAGCCAAAAGAATAACGCTCACGAGACTTGTAACGTACGTTACCTGTATCAAAGTCGCCATCCATGCTGTTAGATAATGGGGTACGAACAAAGTGCTTCAAACCATTAGGTACATCAGTGGTCAAGAACCATGCATTTGTATCGGTCAAGAAGTGGTTAATTGTGTAACCTTCAGAGACAGAACCATTGTTCTTAATTGCATTGATGTCGTTGTTGTTTGTACCAACACGCAGTTCTGTTTCGAGCAAACGAGTTGCAACGAATTGGAGTGCAGGAGGAACAACCAACTTCTTAGGTTTAGCAGCAATCAGCAAACCACGCTCATCTGTCCAAGCAGCGATCTGAATAACAGCGTTTTCCAACGAAGTTTCATTCAAGTCAGCTTGAGTAGATGGAGTGTTACCGTTTGTACCGCCGTTTACCAATGGGTGAGCAGTGCTAAATAGAGCAACGCCGTCGCCACCTGTGTAGGCAGCAGAGAAGCCGTTATTCAATGTAGCAGCAGCTTTAACCTGCTTGGTATAAGCCATAGCACGAGCCAGACCTTTGGTGTAGCGAGCAGATAAAGAATCGTAGAGGTTGTCTTCGATTGCTTCTTCAGTCAAGCTAAAGCCAAGGGCGATAGTTTCGTGGTTGTAGCGAGCTGTCCATGCTTCTTGCGCATTGTCATAAGCGATGGCTGAGCCTTCGTTTTTAACAGGTGCTGCAGAGAAACCTGACAGTTTTGTTTCTTCTTCAAAAGAACGCTCAGAAGTTTCTGTTTCATATAACTCTTTGTGTTCTTCACCATAGCGAGCATACTCTAATCCGAACAATGCATTCAGTCCAGGGAGCAACTCTTTCAGTAGTTGTGCGCGTGAAATAGCCATTATTTAGCTCCTAATTAAAGTGTTGATGCTGCTGCAGTATTGCTGTAATACTCTTGGATACCGAAGTTGAATTTAACAACAGCTTCAGGATACTGAGTAAACACCAAAGTGCTTGACGCAGGGATTGTAATACCAGTAGATGCAGCACCAGCGGCATTAACTGTAACGGCTTGGCTATTGATAGTAACGGTTTGTGAGCCTGTGCCTGTAACAGCAGAAGCAACCCAAGAACCAGTAGCAATATATTGACCGTTTGCAGCTAAGTAACCGACTTCAGTGCCATATGGCAATGTGCTTGTCAAACCTGTACATACCAAGCTTGTTGTGCCACCACCAGAAGACAATGTTGCATTACTTACAATTGCTGTATCAGGAACTACATCAACAATACGGAAAGGCAAAGTTGAAGTATTTTCAACGCTAACTGAAGGAACAATACCATTGCTAGAGTTACCAGTAGCAACAGAACCAGCCAAGTTAGAGCCTGTTACGTTCAAACCAATCATTGGACGAGAAACAGAACCAACAGTTGTACCAGCAGCTGCTGTAACAGCAACAACTTTAAACAATGTGTCTGGATCATCAGTAACGATTGCAACGCCATCACCAGCTAAAGTACCTGCGGGCCAATATTGGCTGAAAGCTTTTTGCTTGGTCAATGGGTTGGTGTAAGAACAACCTAAAAATACACCGATAATACCTGTACCTGTACCACCAGTAGAAGCACCAGCACCTGTTGTAACAGTTGTACGTGTGATGTAACCACGGGAAATACTAACTACATCGCCATAAAAAATATTAGTGTTAAAGCCATACTGAATCGCAATGTTGCGAGTAGATCCAGCAAAGACTTGACCGCCAATAAGATTAATAGGCTTTAGCCCGTAAGGGGCTGAAATTGTAGGATAAGCCATTTAAATCTCCTAATTAATTAATTACCTTTACCAAAGCCTTTAGTGCTTGTAGACTTCCTCTCGCTAAAGAGTGGCATACGAGCATCGCTCTGGCGCATTAAGCTATTATCTACAGCTTCCGCCTGTTGATTTGTAATTTCATCGTAGTGTTGCTTACGTTGTTCTACAAACGAAGTTGGAATCTTGCAAAGCAATAACCCACCAATCTCAATGTTGTCTTTAAACTGTCCATTAGGATTAGCTAGCAGTTTAAATTTAGGTTGTTCTTCCAATGTTACAGGCTCCCAGCCCTCTCTCATCTTAGATGAAATATTGCGTGGATCAGCGTTGTTCAACATCGAAACCCGAATCCAACGATATGTATAACCAGCCTGTTTATCAGGCTCAGGGAGAAGGTCAGGTGGCATCCACTGCTTAGGGCGCTCCGTCACTTCACGGTTAGTCATTTCACGGGTTAATTTATTCGTAGTCATCTTACATTTCCTTTATCAATTCGCGAGCATATTGCTCATTAGTTAGTCCCAATTTCTTAGCAATTGCTTGCTGCGAAGTGGTCAGCCTTATCTTCTTAGAAGATGTACTGCGACTAGCTGGAGCTACCACCGTACTAGGTTTCGTCCTTGTAACGGGCTTTTCGTCTTCTTCAACACTCTCGAAATTCTCAGGGAATCTCTTACGCATAGTTTCGTCTATACGTTT